CAGGCGTACCAATACCAGCAAACGCAGTAGAAGCTGTGTACTGAGGAACGTGTCGATACTCATGGATCATCGTACCATCAATCACAAGTCCGTCTGTTCCTTGCCACAACTCATTGCCTTGTTTGCTGCGAGGTAGCGCACTACGCGCTGCGGCTAGATAGTCAGCATCTAGTTTTAGCATTGCCATCGCTTTTGGGGATAGGAAAACGTGATAAACCTCTTCGCCGCCTTTACCCCGGATACCACGGATATAACGATCTTTAGCTTCAGCTTTGATCTGAACAATCAACTTCCATGTTGGAGGCTGCATAGTAGCTTCGGTAATGTCGTAAGTTCCAAAATCTGCAGCTGCCGCCGAAGCACCTTCCCAGTTAAACCTACGAGCTGCAGACGGAGCATTAACACTCGCCGCAAAATCAAGGTTAGAGAAAGTACCCGAAGCACGGGCCGCACCTTTAAGATCAAACCCATAACCGATTCCTGCCAACGTCTGGAAAGCCAGTTGATCCATACGATCTGCAAGCCAATATGCTAGTTGATCACGGCTCTGTTCGCGGAAGTTAACAATCGAACGCTGGTCTGCCATTTTACCCGTTGTACGGTTAGCATTCCTGAGTTGATCAATAACGACTACGCGATCATATGCCTTGATCTCTTCTTCTCGACCTTCCATCTGGTTGTCACCAGAGATACCATCTCCAGTTAGATCGGTAAGAAGAGTAAGCACAGCTCGCGCTCCCTTTTCACTTTCAGTGAGCTCAGTGATACGCTGTACCATTGAGTTAGCACCAGTGCCAAGGAAACGAGAAAGAAAGGCGTTATTACGCGCAATCTTCCATAGATCACGGGACCAAACTGTTTTCTGCTCAGTCGTGAGCTTCGCAAAATTTGTTTGGGCCATTAGGCTAAACTCCTTTTGTCACAGTTAATAAAGTCCATTCGCGCCCTATTTTCATAGGTCGCCCTTGCTGTTTTACTGCCAGCTTCGCAGAGCGCGGCAATATCGTTTGCCGAAAACGAAATGACCATTTTAACTCTGATCTAGAGCCTAACCCGGCGACAGTTAGAATAACGCCCGTTGACACAAATTATATACACATTATATAAGCTTTGTCAATGCTTATATATCTCCTCTTAATCTAGCTAGAGTGCTAGGAGGCAGCGCATCCCATTCTGCTTCAGTCATTGTAAGAGGATTAATCTTCCTTTCTCCGTGAGATGTAGCAGAATCCCCCGGTAAATTAGGGGGTTGACTATTTGCAGCGTCTATCTTCTTAGATAAGTCTTTACCTTCTTCAGCGGGTGCAGCACTAGCTTCAGGAGCCACCTTAGATAAGTTAGGAGCAAAAACAGATGCGGCTTTCTTTAAGGCTTCTGCTGGAGAATAGGTATACATACCCTGATCATTCTTTAACTCACTATAAGCAACCATCAACTCATTAACTTGATCTGTAAGTTCCTTATTAAAGGTATCAGGGCTATCAATATCCAACTCAGGGTAAACTTCGGCTATCTCTCTAGCGGCAGAAGCCAACTGTTGTTCCATACCCATCTTATGGTTATTAGCCTCAAGCGTATGGTTAATCTGCTTTTGGAACCCCTCTTGAAGAACTTGCTGTTGATTACCCATAATCTCACTAAATATATTAGAAGCTTTATCAGATTCCCCATCTATATAAGCTTCCTGCATTTCTTTGTATTTACCACCAAAATCAAACTGTGGCTCTTGAGGCTGAGGCTCCTCACTTTGAACCTGTTGCTGCTGGTGAGAAATAAACTGATCCTGCATTATTCGCATCTGTTCTTGAATACGAATATTCTCGTGCTCTAATTCCCTTGTTTTAGCGAGCTGTTGATCAAGTCTCGCTTTAGGAATCATATGAGGTTTTGGAGATTCCTCCTGAGTATCCGGTGCTACAGCAGCCTCCTCCACTGCTTCTGGAGCAGGTTCTGGAGCAGGTTCTGGAGCAGGTTCTGGAGCGGCCTCTGTAACAGCTTCAGTTTCTATCCCACCATCACCTCTTTCTGCAGAATCGGCTTCAAAATCGTCTGGTTTATCAAAATACTGCAGTACAGAATCAAATTCTTCTGTAGGTTCTACGGGGGCTTGAGCAGTTCCGGCATCTGCCATATTAATCACCTTTAGTCTGGTTACGGGAAGATTGCTTCATACCTTCGGTTAATATCTGAGCGGCAACTTTATTAGCCTCAATTTCAGACTTATTCGCCTCTTTCATAATATCAACCTTGGCATCTACAGCTGATTTTGCTGCATCTAGTTTAACTCTTTGCAAGTTATCAGTGTTTCTAATTAAAGCGGTTTCTACTCTAGTCTTAGATTCAAGTTCTTTTTCGTCAGCCCTTTGACCAGCATTAACCATAGTTTGGAGAAGCTTAGTCTTATTATCTGCTTCACTCATTGCTACGTCTATCATCTTCTCTTTCAGCTTATGCTCTTGCATCTCATCAGAGCGTACTTCAGTATAAGCTTTAGCCATGTTAACAGCCATCTCAGACTTCATCTTATCTATGCCTGTAGCAAGCGTTTCCAAATTTAACTGTATCTGCTGCAATTGAAGCTGTTGTAAAACTTGGCTTTGTTCCTGCTGTTCAGGAGTAGGAGGAGAAGTACCTGTCATTTCCCTAACCCTTTCAGCTATCTGCATCTTATCTTCCAAATGAGAGTACTCAATTATCGTATCATCTGGTATAACAACTTGAGCCGCCCTCAACGCCATCGCTTCAGCAAACTGTGAATCCTCGTATACATCTCTTGAAGGTTGGCTACTGACAGCAATATCATACTCACCTACGGTTATATCATAGAGTTTGCTACCGTCAGGTAAAGATTGGTTTATCTCTATTACTTCAGGCGTTTCTGTACCCCCTTGCGTCATAAAAAATATGCGAGGGTTGTCATACCAAGTCTGCACAAGTTTGACTATCCTCTCAGCCATAATACGCCTAGTTCTATTTAAATTCTCTAAGGGTACTTGGATTTGGGCTTTCCCTCTCGCTTGCTTGGCTTCAATAGCTACTCCCGATACTTCAGGAGAATCGTATCCAAGCATTGCATCAGAAATTCCACTGATCTCTTTTATGTTAATAGCAGCCTTAGTACTTATCCTATCCAAACCCGTAGGAATTTGGTTAGCGGGTATCTTCATAGGAGGTGCAGCCCCCTTATGAAACTCAAGAATCAACCCTGTCTCAGCCCCTCGTTGTTCTAATTCATCTGTCCCCATATTTGCTAAAGAAGCATTCTCTACAATCCAACCGCTATTAGCAGTAGTGTTAACCACATGTAGCTCTTGAGAACTAATCTTGTTTAACTGTTCTTGAGGACTGATTAAATTCCTAACCATCCCAAAAGGACGACCTCTCCTAAAATACGGGAAGTAAGGAACAATAGTAAAGAAAGGATAAATACTCCAATCATCATGGAGTACCACTTTATCTGAGCTAACTGTATACCGGATCTTCATATCCTCTTTCACAGTACGCATTAACCCGTATCTCTGTTCATGGGTAGTTTTTTGAGCCTCTGACCACGTTGTAGGAACTAAAGCTACATCCCCATACTTAGGATTAATAAAGTATTCACATTTATAAGGAACTTTATATTGACGTTCTATTATCCTTACTCTTCGTATCTGTTTACGGTCTAACTCTGAATACTCCCCTTCAGGGCTACCCGCTATGGTATCGGATGTAGAACCAAACCGTTGTTCAGTAACATAGATAGAGTCCATACCATAATGAGCATCTGATTGAACCAACCCAGATAACTTATTAGCTCGTTCTTCTCCGTATATCATTTTAACTTCGTTAAGAGATAACCATCTAGACTTAATAACCTCATTCCAACTGGAGGGATCATAGTCTTTAGCATCAGGATCTAGGTATATATCAAGAGGATCTTCTACAGTTACGCTAACCTCCCCCTCAACGTTCTCATTAAAATCCATCTTTACTTCAAAAAACCCTCTATCTTGAATAAGCCCATCAGCAAAAACCTGAGACTCTTTCCTATCTAGATCGTTTTGGTCATGGATAACGGCGTACAATTTCTTAAATATGGTAGCCATTTCCTGAGACCCTTCCCGCTTGGGTTTGAAATCAACCATAGCGCGAGTAGAAGACTGCTCTCCTAAAACAGAATTAACGGTGGATAAAATAGCGTTGATTGTTAACGCTGGTCTACCTTCCGATTCCAGTTTCTGCCTGTCGTATTCGTCCCATTGATTTCCTCTATAGTACTCATCGCATTTCTTAGCCATTTCGACAT